CGCTTAATTCTTCTTGCTGTTCTTGCAAGTTTTCTTCTGGCTCTTTCTTTTGCTCCAGGAGCGTCTGGTCTTGATTCACCAAGACCACGAACCGTACCTCTTTTTTGTCTGCGCAGTTCTCTCTTGCGACGAGCCTCTTCAGCATTGTCAAAGACTCTGTCAGCAAATGCTTTTAGTTTGCCGCTCTTTTTTGCACCAATTAATGCACGTTTTTTACCTGCTTGTGATTCCTCAAATCCAGAAAAATAAGAAGATTCAGCATCAATGTCTAGTAGTGGTTGTGTTTTAGGGTTATCAAAAGGACTCACAAATGGAGATTCTTCTCCCTTCTTGGGCACTGAAGAAACGCCCTTGGAATGAGTTTTTCCAATTGCTGCTCTTCTTGATGTGGTAGAAAGATGCTCGACAAGGCTCCAATCGTCTTCTTCAAACATTGAATCGAAAACCATTAAGTCTTGCGAGGCTTGAGTAAATTGTAGTTTTTCCGCTTCAAGTTTTTTTATTTGCTTTTCTAGTCCTTTAATTTCTTTGTCATCAACACCTGGAGTGAGAGCAGACTTGGCGCTTTCTGCAGCATTAATTTCGTTATCAATTTCTTTGCCTATTTTGTCGGAAAGTCTTATGAACGAACTAAGTGCTTCACCAGCAACTCTTGAGTCTTTGGTTACAGGATTTCCGTCAGCATCTAATTTTTTGATGCCTCTTCCTTTTTGACCAACGAACGTACCCCACCAGGTTCCCATTCCTGTATCGTCTTGAATAGCCTTAACCCATTCCTGAATCTGCTCGTAGCGTTTCTTTAGGTTCTCTTTGACAATTTCTTTCTGTTTGTCATCAAGACTTTCATGGAACTTGCCGTCTGTGTCTTTCATTTTGTCAACACCAGGACGGCGTCTAACAACTGCTTTACCAGAGCGTGATGCAAAACCTTCAACCTGACGCTGAGTTCTGGCTTCAGAAACTCTTCTTGAAACAGACCCAGATTGAGAAGGGGGTCTTGGAGGAGAAATTTCTGGCTTTTCAATTCTTGGTTTCCCACCTGGTTTTCTCGGTGGAGGCGGCTTTGGACCAGAAGTGTTCGTCATTACTGTTCTCTTGGGTGGAGTCCCTGGAGCAGTAGTCATCATTCTTCTTTTAGGAGGAGTTCCAGGAGCGGTAGTCATTACTCTTCTTGCAGGAGGAGTCCCAGGAGCAGTAGTCATCCTTCTTCCAGAAGGTGGTTTTGGAGAAGATGAAGTGGAGCGTAGCGGCGTATTTTTAATCCAGGCGCGCATTGCGGCAGAAACATCAACATTACCACCAGTTGCACGGTCGTTAACGCCAGGAATTGCTGGCCGCTGGAATGGCGTACCTTCTTGAACAATGCCGTCGCCATCACCGTCCCATGCTTTAGGGTCAAAGTTTGCTGTTGCTGCACGGCCTGCTCTTCTGGCAATTCTTGAGCCAGAACCAATGCTGTCGCCAATTCCTTTTATGGAGATTTCGTTTTCAAGGCTTTTGATTTCTAGTTCAGTAACGCCCATTTTTGTACGCTCAATGCCGTTTGAAACAATGGCTGACTTGAGGCGCATTCCAATTCTTCTTTCAGAAGAACGTCCAACGGTCGTGTCTACACGTTGTCTTAGTGATTTGTTTTGCTCACTATCGGGTGCTGCGTTATACATCCATTTGTCAAAGTTGAAAGCATAATTATTTGCTCTGGCTTCATGAAGGAAACTGCCTTCTTTTATGCTGCTTCTAACATGAAGACACTTGTAGGAAACTGCTGCGGAATACTGATAAGCAGTAAAGTAGTTAATCGGTGTATCAACAACTGCTGGAACCCTTGATTCTGATTTGACTCTTGTTGAACCAGCGTGTCTATAGGCTTTTGATTTTACAAAATTAGAGGCGGAACTTTCACCGTAACCAAATGTGGTAATAAGCGATTTCATATCCGTGTCTGTAACGGTCTTAAATGGTCCCTGAATTATTCCTGCTGGAATCTGCGACTCTCCGAGGCTCTTTGATTCAACCGAGTTTGCCCACTGTGCCCACTCCTTGCCCTGTCCTTCGTATCCGTAGTACTTAATGCCGTATTCGTCTTGTACAGCAATAGCAAATTTCTCATTGCGTAGTGCATCAAATAGTGTAGAAATTTGTTTCATTTTTTTTCTCCGAAGATTTCAAGGAGTATGTTCTTACTGTTCTCATAGTTGTTAATTCGTATATCTATGATTCTTCCAACAATGTCAAGATGCACTTTTTCAGCGCCAGACAGACGGCCGTCACTGTAAAGACGTGATTTTAATTGTGTAAAATTAAACTTCCTTGCTCTTAATAATAAAGCGTCAATTTCACGTCTGAATGCAAGTTGTTGCTGTTTCTGCAGTTTTTGGAAATATTGTAGGTATTTATCATTTCCAGGAGAACTAAGGAAATCCTTAATTGTCATCTTTGTTCTCTGGGTAATTTGAATCTTGTCAAGGTCAGTAAGGGCGGAAGTGTAGTTATTTGTTAGTACAGGACGGACGTTTTCTCCATTAGACACTGGAACAATTGAGCCTGGGTCCCTCATTCTCTGGTCTGTAATCCAGTCAGAAACAAGCATCTTGGCAACATCTCCGGGTTCGTAGTCGGAAAATGTCTTTCTTCTATCTACTTGATACCCACGGATAATGTTGCCTGGGTCTTCTATTAAATAGTCTCTCTTTGAGCCAGTCCCAGAGAAGAATACATCTGGAGACTCAAGACCAATAAATTGCTGGAAGTCAGAAGCAACCCTTTGGCCTATATGTTCATTGTCGGAAGAAGACTTATGCATAATGTACCTAAATCCGTTTGGACCAGTTACAACACTCCGCTTAGCGTCAAGTTTCTGCAACTTAAAGACATTGCTCTTTGAGATTGCTTGACCAAGGATTGCTGGGTCAATCTCATTAAGACTCTTTCCAGCAGAGATTGCATTTACCGCTTGGTCAAGGTCTGTTATCTGCTTGCCAACCTGCGACTCGCTATCGTTTGAACGGAGCGATTCGGCAAGCGGCTTTGCCTTCTTGCCCTTTCCAAATACTTCATCTGCCCACCTTGGTACTGAACGACCGTTTTTGGACACAACTTCGTTAGGATTGTTTATGTTGTTAAAGTTTTCTGAATAACCGATTCCGTCGCCAGTTTGATTGACTACTTCTTTAAGTCGTGCAGTTGGGTCGTTTGTAACATCTATTTTTGCAGCAGAGTTAACTGTTCTGCCTAGTTTTCTTCTTTCACCAACAGTCAGAGGTCTCTTCTTCTCAAGATTAAGACTTGAGCCCCCAGGAAGAACATAAGTTAATTTGGTTACCCCAGTATTGGATAAAAGACCTAACTCCTGTCCACCAATTTCGTCAACACTCTGAACAGAAAGAAGGTATGTAGCGCCTTCCATGTCTCTGTTGTCTGGAATCGCGCGTAAAACTTGTGCTGCGACTACTGGCTCAAGAACAAACCCGTCTTTTCTAACCATTCTTACGACTGGCTTATCTGCTCTTCCAATTTCTGATACCAAATTTTTTGCCGCCGCCAATGCAGCAGGTCTATTTTCATTGCCGACTCTAGGAATCTGAGGTCTTCTAGACTGAACAATGCTTTCAGGCATTGGCTCGCCAGTGATGGGGGTTGAAGATGTCGTGGCTGGAGCAGCAACTCCTCTCGCAAGTCTTCTTATTGCACCAATGGCAAGACCTAAAGCGGAAGGAATATCAAAAAGTTTTGCTCCGCATGTAGACATTCTGTTGTCAGTGAATCTTCCGCCGTATTGATAACCCTCTGGGCATCTTGATGTACCGTCGCCTCCTGGGCGTCTGCCGGGAATATTTGGCTTTCCTGGAGTCAATGCTCTCCATCCAGCAGAACGTATAGGACTTCTTACGGCACCCATATTTCCGGGAATAACTACAGAACCAGCCGCTCCCAATCCTTGTCCTATCGTGCTGTGCGTTCCAATAAGGCCAACTTTTATACCGTATTGTCTAGTTACTCCAGAACGCTTTGATAGCGCTTTAAAATCAACGACGTTTTGGTCACCATTAAGACGTTTTTTAATAATAGAAAAACTTTGCCGCGCACTTTTTGTGCCGACAAAAGAAATTCTTTTCTTTACGTATTTTTCTTCTGGGATAGTAAACATTAATCTTTTTCTGTTCCGTCGTATTCGACTTCCATTGTTCCGTCTTCTGATTCGCCTTCTTGTACCCAGTTTTTGGTATCTGAAAGCATTTTATAAAATTCTTGTTCATCGGACGCAAATGTTTTTGCCACCAATGACGCGTGGCTTTCGTCTTCTTGGGTGATTACATCATCATAGTTATTATCGTCCATTGATGCGGACTTGCCATCTGGCTTTGCCATGTTTGCAATTCTTTTGGAAAAGTCATCATCTGACCATAATGAGCCATTGATTCCTTTTTTAATCTTTCTGCGGCAGTTCTTCATACCTGGATGATGACATCCTTCGTTTGGCCATAGACCAGTTGTTTCATGATGGAGCCATGCGCAAATGTTATTCAAGGGATATAATTCTGGGTGGTCGGCAAGAATGACCTTACAACGGCGGAATCCACCTTCTCTTTTCATGATTGGACGCCAATAACGGAGAAGACGCTCAAGGTTTCCTCTTCTTGGTCCACGACCCTTCATCACGTCGCCAGTAAACTTTTCTTGCGGAATGCCAATTATTGCGTCTTGCGGTGCCTTTTGTTCAAAGACAAAACCTTTAATTGGTCCGGTGTATTCACCCCATGTGGTCATTTTGTCTCCATTTGAATTGGCAAAGTCTTCATTGTTTTTGCCCTAACTATTGATGTATTTTGAGTCTCTAAAAGCGATTTAAATTCAGAAATTCTGTAGTTGATTGATTTAGCCTTCATCTTTGATTTTAGAACATCTGAGACAATCTGAACACCAGATAGCATGTGGTCAGATATTTTCTGGGTTTTATTTACAAAAACCCTATTCCATCTATCTTCATCAGGCCCTTCTGGGTGTTCGTTATCCCAAAGAAATTTATGAAAACTAGTTGATTTAATCGGCTTTAAAGTATTTGACCTAGATGCCGTTTTCCAAAAGTTGACAACTTTCGAAGTTTCCCCATTAGATATAACACCATCTGAGTCTTTGCTTTTTGCGTCAATAATATAATAAAACTTTTTTTCCGAGTCTATTGTTCCTACAAATACGGATTTCATGATGCAACCTTTTCTGGCTTTTTGCTTGCTTTTGATGGTGCAACTTTTTCTATTATCCCACGTACTTCCATCTTTGCAAGCATGCGCAAGGCATCAATACCTGTTTTGGGATTTGGAGGAAGTGTTGCCCATGTTCCTTCAGCCATTATGTCAATTCCATTTTTGTTGGTAAAGATAACTTCCGGTATACCAAATGAAATTAACCTATCTCTTAACTCTATTGCTGATTCAACCTGCAGAAGATAAGTCAGATATTTAGGATTGTATCCTCCGCCTAACAATCCACCTTTGTCAAAAAAGTCTTTGATTTCTGAATCCGTTTTTCCACGTTTTTTTAATTCTGAAGAGATTCTATTTTTTCCAGCAAACGGATGAGACTGAGACATCGGTTTCTTTTCTATCTCAAATATTGAAACTGGAATCTTAATATGCTCTATGTCATTGAGGCTTATTTCTCCGACTAGAAACGCTTCAAAATTTTCTTCACTATTGTTCTTCAATACTTGAGAATAGTCTTTTTTAATTTTTGCTTGGATTGCTAAAATTATTGAATCTTTGGCTTTTTCGATTCCATTCATTACGTCGCTAAAAATTGTCATAACAATTCTTTTTTGGCTGTCGTCGGTAAGCATTGAATATATTCCGTTTGTTTCATAACTGTCAGAACGACCGTAACCAATACGGTTTGCATTTTCCGACCGAATAATAACCTCTATGCCTCTTCCGTAGTCAGCAAACTCTTCTGAGCCAATTTTTGTTCCTGAAGCATAAAGAGATTGCTCTACTGAATTTGTATAGAATTCATGAATTATTTCTACTGGTGTTAGCGTAAATTCTACAGAAGCGTTTTCTCCACCAATTATTTTGTCTCTATTTAATTTCATTGCTGACAGCATTCTGCTATCTACGTCAACATTTGCAATTCTTCCAGAAGTTAAAAAATCTTGAAGAGAAGTCTTTGACATAGAAATTCTCGTTCTTCTATCAATTCCCCCAAATATTGAACCTGCTATTCCAATCAATGAAGAATATATACTCTGAACACTGTTGGTAATTAAGTAGTTGTTTAATTTAGTGTCTGATACAAACAGTTCTTTTTCTGCTTCTTGTTTAATCTCTTTAATTGCATCGGTCATTGATTTTGTAAATAAATCATAATACCTATTTACTTCAACTTTTTCTCCATTAACGTATACGTAGTTTTCATTAAATAACGCATAACCCATTTCTTTAGCGTCTCCAATTATTGTTTCTGCTTTTTCTAAAGTAATTTTTGAAATACCAGAATTTGCAGAGTTTTGAGACGAAATCATTTCATCACGTTTTGCTTTTTTGTATTTGTCTGCAGTTGTAGAAAGCAGTTTTTTAACTCCCTCATCGGTTGTCTTTTTCATAGACTTAATAAGGTTTTCTTCGGCTTTCTTCATGTAGTCAATTGCTGAAGTTTGTTCAGTAACTTCGGCTTCAACTACTCCATTTTTGTCAACGTTTGTAATCTTCATTTTTCCTGGTGGAATCATGACTTCACCAGATTCGTCTACTTTTGCTTTTGAGCCAGCAGGAACAACAACCCTGACTTTGCTCTTTCTTTGACCTGCTTTAACGTCATTTTTGGGAACATTGTTTGCCCCAATTCCGGCTCCCAGTTCTTTGATTTCCATATCAAGGAATGCAGACTTTTCAGTCATTTCTTCTATTCTTTGTCTTATCTCGGCAATAAGTTTTGCGGATGCTTTCTTTAACTCGGTAGACCTTTCCTGCAAAACTCCAGCCATACGTAATGCGTTGCGTTTTGTTTCTTCGTCGGTAACAGCAACACCAACCGTCTTCATTGCATCAATTATTTCTTGAGGAAGTCCTTCTTTTGCAATACGGTCAATACCATATTGAGAAATTTTTCCAGAAACAGACTGCGTAATCCATCCTTTTGCAACCATCATTTTTATTGCTGCGTCTGCTGCATCCTTGCTACCGCGCCTAGCGATTGGGATTATTGCTGCAGCAGGACCGCCAACGGAGAAAACAAGAGCCGTTTCAGCGGCCAAGTCAACAAGGTCTTCGTTTTCTGGGTCAATACCCATTCTTCTCATTGTTTTTCTTGCTGCTTTAGAATTAAGCAATCTCCCAGCAATTCCTGCTGCTTTTCTAGAACGACCCCCTGAAGTGCTGGCAAATCCAATGTTATCCGGACTGTCCATAACGCGTAAAGTTTCAATCGTATTTGTTTCAAAAACCGAACCAATGTTTTTAGAATCAAGAATCATTTCTGTTTCAACAATTAAATCATCATCTATTGTTGTTTTGTCAAGAACTCTTAAAACTGGCACAACAGACTCTATGTCGTCTAAGTCTGAAAAAAACGTAGGACTTACTCCGTATTTTTCATATACCCGATTAAGGGTAGTTCTATCTCTGAGTGCAGCAGGAGACATTCCTATAGTTGCGGGAAGTGGAATGTTTGAGAAAGCAGATGAAACTAAAGCAATTTCATCAGGTGAAAGTTTTGCATTCTGAGATGATGCAATTTTTGAAACTGAAGCCATTCCGCCCAAATATTCCCTTCTTAAGAATTCTGGTGCGTCTGGTCTCATTCCCCAAATTGCTCGTGCGCCTGGCAAGGAACCGTTTGTTTTTACATATTCGTTAAGGTCCCAAATATCATTAATTGGCGCAATTAGGCCTCTACCTAATCTTGACTGCGTATCTTCCCATTGTTTAACTCTTCTCTCTGCCATTTCAAGATGTAAACGACATGGCCCAACGTCGTCATAACTAACCACGTCTCTTGCCATTACGTCGGGAGGACAACCAGCATCATAGAATGCTCTTGCTTCTTCAAGTTTTTGACCAGCCTCAAGATATTTTTCTCTTAACTTTGTAATCGTTTCAACAAGTTTTGCTTCTTCGTCTGGGAATAGCGTGTCGCCTCTCAGGAGTGAATCCCTCATATCATTTAAATCAACTTCATCAAGTGGTAATTCATCCATTAAATCGTTAATATATTTTTTCTTTTCGCGGTCATTTGCTCCCTTGTTATCACTAGAAATACGCATTTTTCTCTGCGCTCTCCATGTGGCAAATAGGCCGCCTTTTCTTTTTGATGAAGGGTCTGATGGGTTTTCTGGTTTGCCATCAAAAAGGTCCCTTACATCATCCGTACTTATTTCACCGTCTCGGATTTTTCTGGCTATGTCGCTGGTTCTTCTTCCGCCAAATGGGTCGTGAACTCTTCCGCCTCCTCCAGAACCACTACCACCTGTTTCTGGTGCTTCAGGCACTTCTATAGAGATGTCTTCCGCTGACCACCACATATCTCCCCACGCTGGACGGGATGGTCTCGGAGCATCTGTCGGAGTGTCTGGAATTGCTCCATCAGGAGTGGTGGAACCACCCGGAAGTGGAGGTATGCCATCAAGCGTTATCACTGGAGGACTAAAGACCGTATCTATTGCTCTGTCCAGCGCTGGGTCGTCTCCAATAAGACCAACTTTTCTGTTAGCAGCAAGTTCTGTCATTGTCTCAAGCAAAGCAACACTTCTTGCGGCGTTCGCTGCTTTTGCGGCATTTGGGTCACTAGAAAGTCCTGCTTTGGCTATTGCTTCCAAAGCACTTTGTTGAGTATCTCCAGAATATGCTCCTGCAACTCCATCGAGTCTCGCGGTGATGAGGTCTTCAATGTCTGCACCCAAAGCCTCTCTCAGCATTTGAGGGTCGGCATTAGTTAAGAATTCATGCGCCAAATTAAACAAATCATTGCTATCCATCGTTGACAAATCAACAGCCGGATATCTTCCCGGCTCAAGGGCGTGCATTTGATGAAGGTAATTTGCTATAGCAACAACTTGGTCAAAGTGGTAAACCTCATGCGCTGCTGCTTGAGCACCGAAGTCTCTCCACCCACTTCCAAATGTGGCCGCTAGGTCAACCCCGTAAGTGAATGCCCAGTGTCTTCCAGTTTCGTCTGCTGCGATTGCTGCTGCGATTGCTGCCCACTGTTCTTCTTGTGACCCACCAGTTGCTTGGTACAGGTCCATGTGTCCTGCTGGTGGTGCTCCACGGTGACCTTGTATTGCAGGCCCAGAACCAACATAAAGCAAGCCTCCAGCAGCCATACCGTTTAATTCTTCAAAGTTATATTTTTCAAAAAGGTCACCAGGACCGGTATGAGCATCAAAATCAACAGTTATTCTAATGTCTTTAAGTGATTGTGGTTTATCAATTGCGTCTAAAGCAATCTGTTCAAACGCACCAATTCTAAGTTCTCTCTCACGACGCATTGCATCGTCTATGGCCATAGTGAATGGGGTTCCACCAGCAGCAATATCTGTATTGTATTTGTCCTCTAATTGGGCAGGGGTAAGAGCACCGTAATAATGCTGAATTGCTTCGCTGTGCTGTTCAAAGAATTTTCCTCTTACCCATTTTTTATGCGTAGTTTCGTTTCCGCCAACATAAAAAACATGACCATCAGCGGCAAGACCAAACTCTGGAATTTCCCCTATTGCTTCAAGAAGTTTGATTAAGTCTTTTTCATCATCTCCGGTAAAAGAAACACCACGTCTCGCCATCACGGCAAGAATTCTTGGGTCGTTTTTAAGTTCTTCTATTCTTCGTTTTTTTTCCGCAGCGATTCTTGCCATTCTTTCTACTTTGCCTTCCGTCAAACGCATTGCGTCTCTGAGGGTAGGCGCTATAGCAGCCCTATAGGAAGGGTCATTATATTTTTCTCCAACAAGATGACCGGGACCACCAAGGATTCTTTCTGCCAATGATGCAAGACCTCGTAAGCCAGATTCTTTATAAACTTTACGTATTTCCGCAGCGGCAATACCGGACCTGAGAAGATTTTCCGTCATACTGACACCGCCGCCATCAGACATGATGTTGGCTATTGATGTGGCGATTGCCGCTAAGTCAACTGCCGTAATTGCAAAACACCCTTCACCTCTTTCGTTGGTGAATCTGTTTGCTGCTGGTGTACCAGGGGGGCATCTAAATTTTCCTAAAGCATCAATAATCAAACCCGTTGCTTTAGCCGTGAAATGTATAAGTTTTTGCCCAGGTCTAGATTCTCCAATTGTTCTTCCTAGGGCTTTTTCTCGCATGCCTTGGTTCATGTATGGAGCAAATGGGTCGTATGGGTTGTAGCCCGTTGACGCAATAGGTTTTCCGGTTCTTGGGTCAACCCTGTGTCTCGTTACGGACACTTTTACATTGCTGGGAACTTTACGGGTGTTGGTTTCTCCGTACTTAACCCATCCAAAGTTTGGAACTGGGTCATGCGACATTAAAGCCGCTTTTCTTTCTGGTTCCGTAACGTGAAGTTTTAGATAGGAATCAGATGTTTGTTTAGCAGTTGGCTCAAATACTATTCCTGCATAGTTTTTTACATTAGATGCCCGCTTACTCTCTAGGCCTCTTTTTTTGCCATCTGAGTCTTCAGGATTCAACAACGCAGAAGGCATCGCTGCTTTAATAGAGACGTCAGCAATAAGTCTCTCGGTGCTGGAAGTTACCCTTACTCCTGCTTTGAATAAAAGAGCGGCAATGTCTGGGTCAAAGCGTTTCTGATTTTTTTCTATGCCAGGAGCGTAGTGGCGAATTTTTTTATAGTTCACCCCCGTCATACGGGCCTACGCTTTCTTAGATACTCGGGTCGGTGTTTTTAAACTCCTCCTCAAGGAGTTCAAATTCAATGAGCGAAGATTTGATGTCGTCTGGAAGGTTTGCTGATTTTTCTGAACCGCTTACCCAGTTGTTTGGAATCAGCGTTTCTTGACCAAGTGCTTTAGCGCGCTTCATGATGTGATTCTTTGCTGCATCCTTGTCGCTTGCGCGGCCAAATGCTGCAATAGCATTCTTTAGGTCAGTGCTATTAGCAATTGGAAAAGAGCCATCTGGGAGTGCTGTTCCTTCTTGAGCCATTTGATTTCTAACATCTTCAGTAAAAGCACGCTTCAGTGCAATTTCTGCTGCTTCGGCCTCAATTGCTTCTGCTTCTTCTGGCTCATACTTGTCGTATCCAAGAACTTCACCATCAAGAGAAACAAAAACGTCATACGACTTTCCGTCAAGACCTTCAATTTCAACCGCATAAGCGTCAAAACCTTCAAAAATATCTGGCTCAACTGCCACAACATCACCCTGAATTGACTTAACAGCAATCTCTGCGGCTTCATGAAGGTCGATAACCATGATTGAATCAAGTGCTGACTTTTGTTCGAAAGCGCTGTCGTCAAGTTTATGGAAACCGAGAACTTCTGCGGTTGTTCCATCAACAAATACTTCTACTGAACGGCCGTCTTTGGTATGTACGTCAACGACAAACATGTCTGCATCTGACGAGTATCCGGAGTCAAGAACCGTTCCGTTAAACATTTTCTCGGCGATTCCTTCAACAGAAAGAAGACCAGGCATTCCCTTTTCTGCAACACAACCACCTGGGCAGTCGTCACATACGGAAGAACCGCCTGGGTATACCTTGCGCTCAATTGCACACATGTATGCATTTCTTCCAAGTTCTGCTGACTTTGCACCCATTGTTGCGAGGCGGCGCTTGCGTGCTGCCTCAAGGTCAACGTCTCCGCCGTACATCTTCATTTCTTCGTCATCGGCTTCTTCTTCGTCGCCCATGTCTTCTTCTTCGTCTTCTTCGTCTTCTTCGCCAGGCATTCCCATGCCAACTTCTTTTCTTGACTTCTTCTTCATCGGCATTACTGCGTCTTCTTCATCGTCTTCTTCGTCCATAGACACAGCCATACCCATGCCCTTTTTGCCTTGACCCATAACAGACACTTCATCGTCTTCTTCGTCGTCTTCCAGCATGTCTTGGTTAACATTTTTTCCGGGGACTGGCTTCTTTGCAGCCATTTCGTATCCCTTTTCGTCATATTCGTCAACTGGGACCATCTTCATTTGTATAGGCATTGCCCCACACTTGCCGCATACTTTTGCACCAGGCGTATATCCGCACTCAGCAGCATTTACGCCCTTCGCACACTTCAGGACATTGCCGTCTGCATCAACGCTGACTTCAACTTTTTCTGCCATTATTTACTCCTGTTGTTGTAAGTACGGACGCAGTGTCAATACCAAAATTAATTAGTGTCTCTAAGTATAACTTAGCATGCCAGTTCTGTCAGTTATGACTACTATTATGCTTCCGGAACTATATTTATGGTTCTGCTTTGTCCTCGCGAGTTTGTTCCAGTTCGTGTTCTGTCTGTAATTGCGTTTGTCTTTTTATCAATAAATGTTGACTTTGCTGCGCCAGCAATCATCTCAATGAGTTTTGAGTACCAGCCAATTCTTTTTTCCCCACCATCAGCAAGTTGCGTATCAAGAGCAAACATAAGGCCATCAAGCATTTGGTCTGCTTCTTCGGCAGTAAAGTAGATGCTTCCAACGTTTGTTCTTCTGCTTCCAGTCTTTCCTGCTTCATCACTTGAAATCAGTTCAGATAGTTTTCTGAGACCAGCAACTGCTCTCTTGTCGCCATCTTTTGTTGCTCTTCTTATTTCTTTGTCTAGAGATGACTGAACATCTTTGAAGAATGTTGCCTCATCTGTAATCATTGTTTTTCCACCAGAAGAAGTTGAAGCAAACCCTCTTGTTCCAGGTTTGCCAGTGCCGTTAAGTTTCTTTAGGTCTTGTTGAATATCTTTTGCAAGATTTATACTAAATTTCTTGCTTGTTCCACCAGTAGCAGAAGTAAAACTAATAGCGTCACCTTTTGGCTTTGAGCGAGTTTGTCCAGGAATCCATTCGTCATCAACATAGCCAGCCCTGGCCTTTGCAATTTGTTTACGCATTGCCTTTGCTGAAGAAATGTTTAATCTTTCTGCTTTAGTTAATTCACCTTCTTCATATTCGCCAATGTATTCATCGAGAGCCTCTATAGCGCTGTCAAGACTTCTGATAGTAAAGTCGTATTCACCTTCTTGAATTGCAATAGAAACCTTGTCCCACACGTCTCTGTGGTCGTCATTTTCAGATAAATCAGAATCAAACTTTGAACGGTAGTTATCAATTCCTTCAAGCAGTCCGTCTAGTCTTTTTTCTCTTTCCGTCTTTGCATCTTCTGCATTTTTGCTCTTCTTTACTTTTACTGGCTTGACTTCATCTGGGTCTTCATCGTCGGTCAACCTAGGTTTTTTGGGCTGCAGCGCTTCGCTATTTTCAGGCATGTAGCCCATATTTTCTATTTCGCGCTGTTCTGCTCTTCTGCGTTTTTGCTCTGCTTTTTTTTCTGCAGGAGTCATTGCTGCAAGTTCTTCTTTATCCATTTGGTCACCAAGGTCGGCAAGAAGTTTTCTATAAGCAACTGGAGACATACCACTTCCATTTTCTGGATTTGCCTGAGTTAACGCCCATTGAAATTTTTCATCTGTTGTGAGTTCTTCCCAGTTGTCTGGTTTTACTTCGTCAAATGTTTTTCCAGCAAACTTAGTTTCTGTACCAACTTCAGTACCAGCCCTGTTCTTTTCTCCTTCTCGTCTTGCTCTTCCGGGAGCAAGATTTCCGCCTGGAACCATCTCGCCAACTCCACGGGCTCGGCTTGCTCCACCTCCGCGTTCGTCATCGCCAGGACCATCAATACCTGACGCAAATCCAACTCTTGAGGCGCTTATTGAAGGCTTTTTGCTTAATGAAGTAAATGGTTTTGCCCTAGCGCCAGAAGCATCACTTCGTGATGTGTCGGGTGGGTTGTCAATCATTTTTCCTGTTGACCAGTGGTCAACAATCCAGTCTCTTCTGGCAATAAGTAACTGCGCAAGTCTGTCACCATCTGACGGGTTGCTAATTTGTTGAGATACTAATTTTTTAATGTCGTCGTCTGTTACTTGAGAAAGTTCTTTGACTTGCCTTGCTACCTCGGATGGTTCAATGTCTTTGTAATAGGCTCTAGAAACCCCAGTTTGCACTGATTGACCAGAACGCGTTACGCCATTTATTAAGTTTTCAACTTCGTCTACTTTTGGACCAAATGGAGGGTTTGTTTTTAGACCGCTATAGCGCTGTGCTCTAAATATTAATCCACCTCCAGAGTCTGCCATTACTGCTTCACCGTTGGGGCCCTGGACAATATTGCTCATGTTCCCAGTGCCGTCCCAGTTTGCAAGCCACGCATTCGCAATAAGACTTCTTTGAACAGATGCTTTAAAGTTGGGGTCTCTGGACATTTGAGAATGGCTTACTTCTTTTATTCTGTCATCCCATACGCTGACTCTTTGAAGTTTCCCATTGTGAACACCACGGTTGTAATCAATTGTTGGAACACCAAGGAGTTGATACAGTTTGCTTGTGAGAATTTCTGTCTCTCCTCGGAACTCTTCACCAGACCTGGAGTGTTTTACATAGTAAACCTTTCCAGTCTTTGGGTCCATATATTTTCCTGCTTCGTTAAGTCCGCCAGCGCCGCCAATTTTTTTCCAACCAGTAGTTGTATAAACGTACGGAAGTGGTCCTGGACCAAAAGTTTCAGCATCCCTAAATCCGCCTGTTGGTTGACTTGTGTTTGATGCAAAACGGCGTGGTCCTGCACTTCCTGGTCCCATGTTGGAATACATGGTACGAAGCGCTTTCCATCTAGGGGCAGGCATTTGCCCATTGTTGCTGTCGTGTTCTTGAACAATTTCTTGAGCAATACGAAGCCCTCTTTGCTGGCGAGCCCACGCAACGTATTGTCTTTGCTGTAGTTCGGTCATATCTGTTGGAGCGCCATTATTGACACGCCTTCCAGACGAAGCAAATCCCTTTACCTTCTTAGGGTTAATTATTTCATTTAGGTCATATTTTCCATCAAGTGATTCTGCTGCTTGATGTAAAACACCATAAACGTCAGATGTGACAACTCCATTGTCAAAGGCATCTTCAATTGCAGCAGTAATGTCGTCAAACTGTTTTGGAGTTACTTCAAATTTTCCATTTTTAGATTCTTCAAGAATTTTCTTCATTCCAAGCAAAGGCTGACGATTCTTGGTGCTATCAAGAAGCATGTCAACTTCTTCATTTAATAAACCAACCAAGTCATCATCAAGGGTGATTGAAAGATTTTTTTGAGGAGTAAGTGCTCCGTCTTTGGTGATTTTCTTTCTTGGCAATTTACTTGATGAAGCAATTCCTGGATTTATGCGAGCAAGACCTTCATTCTCTTCAAGAATTCTGCGAGCATCTTCTCTTGAAACAACACCAGTAATTTCTCCACTTTCAATACCTTCTGCTATTCCTTCATTGATTACGGTGTTTAGTTCGTCTAATTCATCTTGACTAATATCGCCTTGCTCAACGTTGCGTCCGCCGTTAGGTACGCCTGTTAATTCTTCAATTTCTTGGTCTGACAAACCAAATTCTCTTAATTTTTCAAATATAGCCTTATCACGTTCTGCTCGCATATTGCGTGCTTCGGTAGCGTCAACATTTCCGCGTTCATCTCTTTGTATCCCAGTAGGTCTTACAATCCGATTATTGCCACTGCCGCTAGTAGAAGCGAGACCTTGTCTAACTGCTGCATTTTGAGAATCTCTATCAATTCTGTCTGAGACTTCTTCACCAACCGGGTCTTCCCGCATGCCTCGGTTTGTTCTTCTGCCGCGAGGACCAAACGCTTCGTCGTAGTCTGCTCCGTCTTCTTCTCTATCCATTCTTTGAGTAGTAGAAGCAAAACCACGAATTTTTTCTTTTTCAATCTTGCCTCTGTCTGGTCTGTACTCAGAACTTTGACGAGTGTCTTTTAGGAAGTTAATTAGGTCTCCACCAGTAATTTTTTCATCGCCAAATTCTTTTGCTAAAGCAACAATCAGTGGATTTGCATTATCTTTTGACGCTCCTTCACGGAGAGCATCGGCAAATTCATTTACTAATTCCTTGGGGTCAATTGATGGGTCATTCTCAATTATTGAGTCAAGTGCTCCCTCTAGAAAATAATTTAAATCTTGAGGACTCATTTTCCCAGAAAGCAATTCTTTAGAATCACTTTCAATCATGGTGAAGTTGCCTATATATCGCAATGCTTCTTCAAGGGCTTCTGGGTCTCCACCATCCTTGAGAGTTTTCATAAACGACTCTCTGTCGCCTGCTGCTTGTTCTTTTGCTTCTTTTACTGTTTTATTTCCTCTGCCGGGCTTACGTCTTGTGTTCCAAAATTCTTTAGACGCTTTAATTAATTTTTGAAAATCGTCATCAAATTTATATTTTGCATTATCTACAATTTCTTCAATTTCTTGCTTTTCAAGAGAGGTCCCAGTTTTTTTAACAGAAGAAACATGGGAATCAATCATCTTATTAATGGCATACCCAAGTTCGTCCATAAAATCGTCAATTGCTTTTCTGTCTTTAAATTCTTCAATAACTTTTTCGTCAGAAAGCATTTCTGCTAATTTTCTTCTTGCATTGGATATGGATTTACCAACGCTCTCTTGAAGTTTTTCATCAGTGAGGCTTTTTAATACTTCTTCAGCACCTTCAATAATGGGTGTTTCATTGCCGGTTCTATAGTCAACAGCACGCCTAGCGGCATTTTCTATATCGGTCACTATTGCTTTTGGCAAGTCATTTTTTGATACAACATCTCCGCTTACAGATGTGGGCTGTGGCGTTATTGACCCACCTGATTGGCTGGCAAAAGCCATCGCCGCTCTTCTGGCATTGACTTTTCCGCCAGTCGCTCTATCGTTTACACCTGGAATAGCAGGACGCTGAAACGGCGTTCCTTCTTGAACTAGTCCGTCTCCGTCGCCGTCCCACGCCTTTGGGTCAAAGTTGGCGGAAGCAGCCCTACCGGCTGCCCTTACTTTTCCCGGGCTACCACCGATACTTCTACCGATTCCCTTCTGGGCATTGTCTATAGCCTCAACTAGGTCTTTTGTTACCCCTGACGTAATAAGAATTCCGTCTTCTGTAACTACGGATTCAACCCTGTGGTAATCAAAAATTGGGTCAAGTAAAGATTTGGTACTAAACGCTTCTTCTAATTTGAGTGGTATTAGGTAACCCTTTGTTTCAAGGTCTTCTTTTTCTGCAGAAGAAATAACATCCTGAAGACCTTCAAGAATCGCTTTTAATTTTGAAAGATTTCTTTTGTTGATTGTCTTGCCGACTTTTTCATCAATTTCTTCAGCAATCAAATCTTCTAGTTGTTCAATTTGTGATGCAAGGTCTGATTTTTCATCAGACTTTGGCATGATATCCCCATAACCCTGCTCGTATCCAGGTTTTACCTGCATCGGCATTGATGGCATCTGCGATGGAATAATGGTGCGTGAACCACTATTTCCACTGTTGGTAACCTCTGGCTTGCCAAACATAAATGTTGAGTAATTGTCTGGAGTGTGATAGCCAATTCTATAAACGGTTGGCGCTCCATTGGGGGAGAACTTCATGAATACAGCGGTACTCTCGGTTGCTTCAATCAATTTAATTTTTGAGTTAGTTCTTTCAGAAATTTCTCTTTCAAGACGCTGGCGTTGGTCTCCACCAAGCGGCTGAGCAAGGCCTTCGGCAAAAATTGGTTTTTCTGATTCGTATTTGTCGTCGTCGTCTTCCCGAATGACAATCATGTTTGGTTTTTGCGGCATTTGTCCCATCATGTGATGGGGACCCATCATGCCCCAGCCTTTTTCTGAATCAGCCAAAGCAACTGCGTCGTCAGACTTGACAGATATTGTGCCAGTTAGTTGATTAGCACCATGAAGAACTGGAGACACTTCGTAGAGTTCCACTTCTTTGAGAACATTGGCCTGCATGTTTGGGTCAAAGATTGCATCAAGGGTCTTGTAGCCGATTGACCACTCTTGTTCTTGTCCAAAGAAAGCAACATTTGCAAACGCTTCACGACCTTTTTCGGAGTTCAGGTTGAACTGAACTCTTGCGTAGAGTCCACCAATACCGGCATTGAGCATCTTTGACGGGAGTCTTCTGTCTCCTGGAGCAACTTCGTAAATCTCTAGAACTTTACCGATTGGGTCGTTCCAGTTATGACCCCAAACCACTCTTGGTTTACGTCTTTGGAGACTTTTTGCAAAAGCGCCAGATATTAAAACGTCGCCTACGGAGTCTTTGTTTCCAATGCCAGCAACAAAACACTCAACCATGCCCTGTGCTTCATCAATATTAAACTGCCCAGGCATGGCCTTGAACTCAATGTTGGTGCTTGCCATGTTTTCTCCTAAGGCTTAGTAAAACGATAATAAACCACTAAGTGGTGTCGCCAGTGCAAGTCTTGATTTAGTTTATTTATATTGAATATATAAACTACATCCTGGAGCCCATTGACCAGGCAATTCTCGCTTCACTCTCAGCAATTTCGTTCTTCTTCTTTGCTATCAAGTTGGTAAATATTCCAACAAGCGAAGCCCTTAGAGCGGTGGCTTTGTCGTCTTCGTTACCAATATTAAGCGTTCCAAGGATTGCGTTGGTTATCTGTTGTCCTGTTTCGTCGTTTATAGATTTGATTCTTGTTATTTGAGAATTAACCTGCGCAACAACGTCTTCGCTCGTTATCGGAGTTTTGATTAGTGATTTTTCGGCAAATATTGTTTGCGAATCAGCAATAATGGCATTTAGCACTGGCTTGATGTCTTCCTCAATCTGTTTAGACCATGCGTCTAGTTGGAAGATACTTTCAGTATCAAGGAACCCAGAAACAAGTTGTTTCCTGGCTTTTACGCCTGCTGCTTTTTCAAGCACGACTCTCTGCTGGCGTTCAAAAATTCGCTCAAGGCTTCTGTCAAGAATTTCTGTCCATCTGGTCAGTGTTGTTTCCTCTTTGTCATCTGCGGACTTTGTCTGAATCCCACCCTTCGGAGCAGATGCTTGCTGTGGTGCCATTTCTACTGGAGCAGCCTCGGCTGGAGCCATTCCTGCTCCTTCTGCCATTGCCTGACCCTGTGAGGCAAGTTCCATTGCGCCCTGCATCGTTGTCGGGTCTGGTGGAGCACCTTCTGCGCCCGGCATGGCCCCTGGTGGCATTCCTGGGTCTCCTGGTGGCATTCCTGGCATCCCAGGCATCCCAGGCATTCCAGCGCCTCCTGGAGGTCCTGCTACGCCAGCCTGAGCAGGCTGTTCCATTTTCTTCTTGGTATTTGCGATTGGTGTCAAGTTTGGATTGAGAAGAAGCGAGTCTGCCAAATCGCTTTCAACTTCTTTTCTGCCGATTTTGTCTCTGTATTCGTTGAGACTGATTAGTCCTTGCGTGAACTCTTCTTTGGTGTATCTGTTTCTCTCCTGCTCATACAAAATCAAAACAGGGACATTGGATGTATCAAAATCAATGTAATACTCTTCGTCAAGGTCATCTAGCGCTCTGGCGATTGGCTCTAGGTGTGGAAGCATTGTTTCGTTCCAGAAGACTCTAATTTCTTCTCCGGCGTTTGAGAATGTGCGACCAGAAGCATTTCCGATTACTGATTCCGGAACGCCGAAAGAGGCAAGGATTTCTTCTTTTGTAATTTGACGCATCTGAATATAAGCAGCATCCCTAGGGCTTGCTGATGTATCAACAAAATCCGCTCCATCATCTGACGAGATGACGGTTGTTGCACCAACGCGAGAAAGGTTTCCTCTGAATCTGTTTCTTAATTCTTCTTTGTCATCTTCATCTACTTCGCCACGAAGAACAAGAAGACCACCGGGTCTGCCGTCATTTATCAAGTAGTTGCGGTTGTAAATCTTTGCCAAGTTTTCAATTTCAACAGCAATACCAGCAGCCTCAAGCGGAGTCATAGACAAGTACGGGTCAAGTGGGTGAGGTTTTCTAATCCAAATAACATCTTGTGGTCTCATAATAACCACACCGCCGTTTGGCATTTTTACTTCGTATCCAGAAACAAAGTTCTTTGGGTCTGGAATCGGTGCTGTTGATTGTGGCGGAAGAAGGTTTAAAGCAATGACTCCACCGTCTTTGCCGTAAATTTTTTCAATAAAAACACCACGGGTGCTCATTAACAACTGAGAGGAAAGTCTGTACCGGAATATGAAGGAGTTTTCCCCAATATTTGATTTGGTATTAAGAATTTTAAGTATGTCCGAATTTTTGGCTTTAGAGCCTTTAACTATCTCGCCTTGTGGTGAGTTGTCTTTTCTAAGGACGACAGGAAGCCTTGCTTGGTTTCCAGCAATTGCATCAATACACCTAGCCACCCAAGTGACCTTCTGCATTCCCTCTTTGTATACACGCTCAATGTCCCAGGAGTCCGTGTAGGGGCGACCTGCAAAACCAGGGTTATGAGATATGGGCGCACCAGGTCCAACAGCCTTTTCTGACTGATTGTTAAGCGATTTGTTGTTGTAATTGTTCCAAGCCATTTTTACTCAATACCTAATAGGAACCCTAGTATCCCGCATGTAACACCCGCCACTATAAAACCAAACGCAGGCGAAATAACGCCCGCTCCCACACTTGTGAATATAATAAATCCTACCATTAGCGTGTAAGATATAAATGACCTTGTTAACACTCCTCGCATTTTTGCAAAAAAAGTAATAATACTGTTTACTAGTTTGGATATTGCGGTGGTGATGAAATTGCTCATACGACTAACACCGTAGCGCATAAAAAACCTTTATGCCGTAACACCATCGTGAGAAAAATATGACCGACTGGGCAAAAGTTTTAGAATACCTAGAACCAAAGAAGCCTCCATTTTGTCCTGAAGAACCATCTTTGACACAAAAAGTATTTCTTAGAACAAATGCAATTGAAGCCCTATTTGGCGGTGCTGCGGGTGGAGGAAAGTCATCTGCGCTGCTCATGTCCGCTCTTCAATATGTAGATGTGCCCAACTATTCAGCGATTCTGTTTAGGCGCACATACGCCGACTTGGCACTTCCTGGTGCTTTGATGGACAGATTTAAATCATGGATGGACGAAATGGATGGCATCCACTGGAACGCAAACAGTTATGTCGCCACTTTTCCTTCTGGTGCAAGAATCTCCTTTGGATACTTAAACAACACCAACGACTATCTCAGATACAAAGGTTCGGAATTCCAGTTTATTGGAATGGATGAAGTCACAGAAATCCGAGAATCTGACTATCGGTATATGTTCTCTCGTTTGCGACGCCCTGCTTCTGGACCTCTATCTCAAGTACCTCTTCGGATGCGTTCGGCCTCAAACCCAGCCCCCAATTGGGTTCGCCAGCGTTTTATTATAGAAGGACTGTCAACTGGTCGCATTTTTGTACCCTCAAAACTTACGGACAACCCTGGAATTGACGCTGATTCATATCGTCAAGCCCTTCAGGCCCTTGACCCAATTGAGCGTCGCCGTCTTGAAGAGGGTGACTGGTGGAGCACGACGCTTGGAACCATGTTTGACAGAGAATCGATAGTCATTATAGATACTGAAGACGTACCCGTTGTCTCATCTGCGGCAAGAGCAGTAAGGTTTTGGGACTTGGCTGCGACCGAGCCTTCTCAATCAAACCCTAATCCTGACTGGACCGTGGGTACTTTGATGCTGTTTGACTCTGGAATTGCCTACATTCTGGATGTCAGAAAAGCAAGAGTCAAAAATGAGAAAGTGGAGCAATTTGTAGCCCAGACAGCATATGAGGATGGTCGTGGGGTAAGTATTAGAATGGAGCAAGAACCGGGCTCTTCTGGAAAGGCTCTTGTAGACCAGTACGCCAGATATGTCGTTCCGGGGTACGATTTCCAAGGAATTCGCTCAACTGGTGACAAAGTGACCAGAGCCAGACCGTTTGCGGCTGCCGCAGCCAACGGAAACGTAAGGATTGTTAGAGGACCGTGGCTTACAGACTGGCTAGATGAACTTTCTACATTTCCTGAAGCATCGGACCACGACGACCAAGTTGACTCGGCTGTTGGGGCTTTCACATATTTAACAGGTCTAGGGTTGCCACAAAGAAAAATCGTCAGTATCATCGTCTAGGTACTAACTATTGGAGGTTATAGGTGTTAAACCCAGCAGACCTTTCTGCACTATTAATTAAACTGGACGATTATCTAAATAGCGAAGAAATTCAATCTTTGCCTCTAGACGAAGCCCTTGCTCAACTCGTGGCGCTTAACGATGTTAAGAAAGAACTAGCAAGCATTTACGACTCATATGCGGCAAAAATGACGCACAGAATGCAGTCAGAAAATTCCACAATCATCACTCTTCGCTCAGGTGAAGAAATCAAATGTATGACTGGAGCCCCACGCAAGAAGTGGGATAACGAAAATTTAATGTCTGCTGTTTACGACAGAATTCACCAGTCTTCCGTTGATATGGACACTGGAGAAGTCGGGTTGTCGGATAAAGAAATGGTCATTAAACTTCTTGACTACCTAAGCCCTTCCTATTGGCGGGTTAAGGCTTTAAACGACATAGGAATTAACGCTGATATGTATTGCGAAACTGGCGAACCAAAGACCAATGTTGCAATTTATGGTTCTAAAAAAGGAGATAAGTAATGGTAACTAAAAAAATTATGACCGAAGAAGTAAACGAGGAATCGGTAGCCGAGACGGTGACCGACCACAATTATTTAACAGCAATAAAAAAGATTCAAGAAGAGAACAAGAAGCGCATTGCTCAAATGCAGTCCGAGTTCAACGAACCTTTCCCTAAAGAAGTTGAACGCCAACTTAAAAAAGGCGGAGCGACTCTTACTTACATTCCTGTTAGTGAAGTAATTAGCCGACTGAACAAGGTTCTCGGTTTTGACGGCTGGTCGTACGAGATTGTTAAATGCGAGCGTGACTCCCTTGACCCTGACTTCATTGTCGCTCATGTGAGAATGACGGTTTTTCCTGATGGGGAAAAATTTGCAAACGTCTCAAAAGATGGTTTCGGTGGTCAGAAAATTAAGCGCACCAAGGCTGGCGACATTGTTGACCTTGGTGACGAATTCAAAGGTGCCGTATCGGACGCTCTAAAAAAGGCTGCTCAAGCACTGGGCATTGGTCTCTACCTTGCTCGCAGTGAAGAAGCAATGGGAATTGAAGCAGAGGCTTCTATTGACCCTGTGATTGAAGAACTGTGGGAACAATTTGTGAGTCTTTCCAAAGGTCTTACTTCGGAGATGAAAACAAAACTTAACGAGTTTTGGCTTGGATACGCAGGCGATAGACCAAAGCCAACAAAGACAACTGCACAGAAATCAGACCTTGAATCACTCATTGAGCAGTGCATTATGTACAGCATCAACGACGGTCAATAAGTGTTTACACCCCCACCACACCTTTCCCCTTCTTCCATTGGAACATTTAACCAATGTGCCTTGAAGTTTAAATACTCAAAAATAGACATGATAAAAGACGACCCTACTGAGGCAACTCTTTTAGGAAACTTTGTTCATGACGTTCTTGAAAACTTATACAAGTTGGAAAGTCAAGACAGAACACACGATTCTGCAAAACAAATCGCCACAGAACTGTGGGATGAATCCTGGTTTGAGAGAGTGAAACCATGGGTCAGAGACGGCGAGCCGATGCGTTTGTTCCGATGGAAGGCTTGGTGGTGTATTGAAAATCTTTGGAAGATAGAGAACCCCCAAGCGATGACACCATTGGGTTTAGAACACGAACTAAATGGAAAAATTGCAGGAGTAACGATTAAGGGATTTATAGATAGATTTTCCCAAGAAGGTTCAGGTTATGTTATTTCGGATTACAAAACAGGAAAAACACCAAAAGCAAATTGGGTTCAGGATAAGTTCTTCCAACTTGTTGTTTATTCACATCTCCTTGAATCAACTGGAGTTGGAAAAGCAGAAAGCGTTGAACTCCTATATCTCAAAGACGGAGTTTCCTTTAGGCAGGATGTCACCGAACAAATGCTTCTTGATGTCGAAAAACAAGTATCAGAAGTAAAAGAAAAAATTGACATCAGTTGTGAGACTGAAGATTTCAAACCAACCAAATCAATTCTTTGCGATTGGTGTTCTTACAGAAAGGTATGCCCTGCATGGCGGTCATGATTAACGATGATGCTTTTGCCCGAATGGTTTCGGAGGATGTTAAAAACAAGATTTCATCCCTAGAAAAAGGCATTCTTGTGCGCCCTGAAAACTGGCACAGATGGAAAGAATCTCTTCTCTTATTAGTAGACAATCTAGATAGACAGATTGAGTCTCTTGTATCGGACGCGGACGCAGACGCAGAACGATACTTGTCAATGGGTAGGAGCGGAGAGCGACTTGCTTCTGCTGCTGCTCGCGACTATCAGTTCAGAATCAAGAAGATTGACAGATTCAAGTTTCATGTAAATCGTCGCCTTGATGAAGTCATGGTAATGATTGAGACGGGTGAAGTAAAAGAAGAAGACGGCTGGGAAAAGGCTGCTTTTTTTGAAAACGCAATCTTTAAGCACAGGGCTCTTTTGCAGGAATTTGAACTTGAAGAAACGGCGATTGACAAGGCGCTTTGGGCTGTACTTGAAGGCAAATGGGAATTTGATTCAATTGATTCAATTGACGAGGACTAAATGCGAGTTGACATAGACAAGTTCTTGTGTCTCAACTTAAATATGAACTAGACTCTGTTCGTGCGTCACAGGTCAAAGAAAAAAGAAGCGGAATACAGGCTCCGTAGGCCACTTGTAGAAAAACTCCTTGAAGAAAAGCCACTCTGTGAAGCCTGTCCAGTATTTGCTCAACATGACGGGCTTGCAACATACATGCGTCGCCCCTCCCAGGATATTCACGAGATTGTTCGTCGCTCGCAAGGCGGCTCCATCCTTGACGAAGAAAACTTAATGGCTGTTTGCCGTCCTTGCCATACCCGTATTGGCAATTACCCCCAACTCGCATTTGACCTAGGTTTAGCCAAAAGGGGCTGGGAAAGATGAGGTTAATGGGTCTTGACCTCTCGCTTTCATCAACTGGCATATCCATGGACGGAGTAACTAGCGTTATTCACTCTAAGGCGAAAGGTGCCGAGCGTCTTTCCGAGATAACCAAAAGCATATTGCACGAGTGTCTAGAAAATGAAATTTCCTGCGTTGTGATTGAAGGTTACTCTTTTGCTTCCCGAAGCGGTCAGGCTTTTAGTATTGGTGAACTAGGTGGCTGTGTTCGGATGACATTGTTTGAATGCAATATCCCAATTGTTGAAGTGCCCCCCACATGCCGTGCAAAGTTTGCAACTGGAAAAGGAAATGCCTCAAAGGGCGAAGTTATCTCTGCCATATCGGCAAAGACCGGAATCATCTTTAGTGGCGCTTCTGGAAACGACGAATGCGATGCATGGGTGCTTGAGCAAATGGCTTTAACTTATTTGGGTAAATCACAATATAAGTGGACAAAAGAGCAGTTATCCGCTCTTGACAAAATAGACTGGCTAGAAATTAAAGGAGTAAATAGTGACGAGAAATAACCCGATTAGTCAGGTTGAAATTGAGAGCGAATTAATGAGGCTCATGGAGTTTCTTGAAAGCGAGACAGAGGCTTTTGAGACCCTTGCTACTGATATGGCAAAGAAAGAAGCCCTGTATAAATCCAACTGGGCGAAAGAATACCTTTCTGCAAAAGGTTCAATCAAAGAACGGGAAGCATGGGCTGATTATAAACTTGCCGATGAAAACTTTGACTTCAAGATTGCCGAAGCGCTTCTTAAATCAAAACGGGAAAAACTGCTATCTTTGCGTACATCAATAGACGCTCTTAGAACTCTTAACGCCAATGTGCGTGTACAGGTTGGTCATCACTAATGAAAATATCAAAAGATTTACTCCCACTTGCTCTTCCCGTTGAAGACCTTAAGCCTCTTCAGAAAAACCCTAGAAAAGGCAATGTTGAAGCAATTATGTCTTCATACAAAGAATTTGGTCAGATGAAACCAATCGTGGTCAGACCAGAGGGCGATGGGACATACGTAGTTATTGCTGGAAATCACCAACTTCAGGCTGCAAAGAATTTAGGTTGGGAAAAAATTGCAGCAGTCCAGATGAATGTTGATGAAGAAAAAGCCGTTGCTTTTGCTCTTGCAGATAACCGAACGATGGAACTCGGTCATACAGATAATTCAATGCTTAACGACATGGTCGTTGACATGTGGGATGACTTCCCAGAACTTTTTGAAGGTCTTGGTTGGGACGAGTTTGAACTTGCGGCAATTGAAGAAAGTCAATTTGCGTCAGAAGAAACCTCTCCTATTTCTGATGGTTATTTCACGCCCGTGATGGTCAATAGTCCCTCACAGGCACCCATCAACATCACTGTTGAAGAGAATGAAGACGGAGATAGAAAGATAGTCGCTGGCAAAGATGTAGACCACAATCAAGTTGCTATCTCTGGTAGCACAATTGTTTCTCCAGGTTCTGCCCCACAAGCAGTTGTTCAATACACAATAGTTTTTGACAACCCAGACCAGCAACGCCGTTGGTATGACTTTGTTCGCTACCTGAGGAATGACCCTGGTATTTCTGGAACAACAACTGCCGAAAAGTTGATTGATTTCATTGACATGCACACAGAGGTATAAGTGAAGATTCATCACCCAGACAATGTTTATGACTTGCAGTCAATTCTTTCTCAACTTATTCGTAGCAAGCGAAAAGCACGTACCGAATCTGTTCTGCTGAGCAACTCTCTTATGCATGATATTGCTAAGCGAATTATTCATCTTGAGAACAAGATTCAAGAACTAGAGGCGGACAATGACTAAGCAGAGAATGTTTCTCAACATTAGTTGCGTTGATGCCGCCAGACAGAGGATAAGACATGTCTACGATACTTTTGATACTGTTTGCGTTCAGTTTTCTGGAGGAAAAGACAGCACAGCAGTTCTTTACTTGGCTAAAGAAATTCATGAAGAACGAGGACTCGGACCAGTAAAAGTAATCTTCCGAGACGAAGAACTTGTCAGTCCTGCCATCTACGAATATGTCAATAAGGTCAGACAGTACGACTGGGTTGACATGGAGTGGTATTGCCTTCCAGTTCCCCAAGAAGTATGGGTTCTTGGTATTCGGCAGAACATTTTGACATGGGATTCTCAGCGTGCTGAAAAGGGAGAACTTGTCAGGGAAATGCCACCTTGGTCAATTAACGCATCCCACTTTGGACTTCCTATGGGCGAGCCTCTTCCTGAGATTATTGACTACTACACGATGCAGGGCAAAACAGGCAGTGTTGCTTTTGTTACTGGCGTACGGGCGAATGAGTCAATGGTTCGCTACAGGTCATTGGTGCAGAAAGTACACGAAAACTACATTGCCACGCCTTTTAAAATGAAGCGTTCAATACCGATGAAATTTGCAAAAGTTATTTATGACTGGCAGATAGATGACGTAATGAAGTTTATTGCCGAAGAACACAATGCTGAATACTGTGAGTACTACGACCTTGCAGCCATGACTGGCTCAAACACCCGAGTTGGCGTTCCTCTCCACGGTGTCGCTATTAGGCGCATAGGAGACCTTGTAGCGACTGAGCCGGACTTCTACGACAGATTGTGGGAGATATGGCCTGATATCGACGCTCAGAGGCGCTGGTGGAAAGAATTTGACATGGAGAAGTACATAGATGGTTACGCCATAGATGGATTTGAGGGTGCCAAGAGATGTGTTGAAGATAATACTTCTGACGAACACGACAGGAGACGAGGGTTTGCCTACATTGCCGACTTCAGGCGCAAACACATTAGAGACCCATATTCGTATCCGATGAACTGGCTTATTAGAAATCTTTTGCTTGGAGAAATATCAATTGCCTCTGCAGCACCAGTTGGTCCAAAAACAAAAGCAGATACGCTGAGGCAGAAGGCAGCACAACAGGAGTTGGATAACAATGAATAATATTGAGATGGTTAAATTCAGTGACTTGGTAATTGCTCCGTTTAAAGCAACGTACATTCTTAGACCAGACCTTCTTACCCTGTCAGCGTCTCTTAGAGACTTGGGTTTTATAGTGCCTGTAATTATTCAAAAGTCAACAAATATTGTGATAGATGGAAACGAGCGTGTATTGATTGCGCAGAATCAAAAGTCAATCTCAAAGATTGTTGGCGAAGAATGCCCTGTCATCAAAATTGAATGTGACAATCTTGAAGCACAGATGTTGCATCTGAGGCTAAATCGGTCTAGGGGTACTTTGTTGGCAAAACCAACATCGCAAATTATTAGAAATCTTGTCAAATCTCACAAGTATGAAAAGGCTGAACTTGGTGCGCTACTGCAAATGAAGAGCGATGAACTCCAATTATTGATTGACGGTTCACTTCTTAAGCAGAGAAAAATTTCTCAACATACATATTCTCGGGCATGGGTTCCGGTTGAAGCAGATGCAAAAATAACTGAAATTCAGATGTCAATAGAAAAACCACCCAATGCGGACAGATAAATTTCCTATAATGTACAATTAGGCTACCTACAGAGGAGACTCTATGAAAATTTGGAAAAGAACCGGCATCAAGCCTCAAGTAACCGCTTACCCTCAGAAAACTAGAGGTGGAAGAGGTGGTCGCGCTCAGCGTGCTGGCAGACTCCGTAGAATGGCACGTGCTGCTGCTGCTGGAGCAAACGCGGCTGTTGGTCGTGGTGGCGCAAGAGAAGAAACGGTCGGCGACATTATTAAAGAGGCTGGACGCGGCATCCTAAACCGGTTTAGACGAAATAGATAATTTCTACCCGTAACGGGGGGTAAATCATGCTTGTAACCACACAAGACCTTGTCACGTATATGGATATTTCTTTGTCCCTAAGGCAGCAAGACGCTGCCGATATTGTGCTGTCTGGCCTTCAGTCGGAACTTGAATCATACTTAAGAAGACCCATAGAAGTAACCGAGTTCACCGAAGAGTACATAGTTCCAGCAGATTATCTAGCGTCTCCCATGTCTTCTTTTTTTTATCAAAGAAATCTTGAGTCGTCTTTTAATACCTCAAGTGGAAACTCAAATCAAACTGTTACCAACTATGCAATGCCTCCGGAAACTATTTACTTAAGAAATTCTCCAGTTTCAAAAGTTAATAGCGTGATGATAAACAATCAGTGGACAACACCCACCTACCTGGGGGAAGCAGTTAGAAGAGAAGGCTCAATCACTAACGCTTCATATTCGGCAGGAAAAATCACATATACATCAGTAGGACATAAATTGACTATTGGTCTTTATTTGACTGTTGAAGGAATGGCACCCGATGGTTACAACGTTTTAAGAAACAAGATTGTTGAAGTAGAAGGAAATACTTTTGCCGTATTGTCTTCAAACCCTGGTTCTGTTACTGATTCAAGTGGTACCTATTTTGCAATTGGAACAAATTATGTTGTTCGCAGATACGGAATAGATATCTTCAATATGGTTAGCGGAGATACAGTTACTGTCAACTACGACGCTGGCCTTGATGGAGACGCAATTCCGTTCTTTAAACTTTTAATACTTAGAGCGGCAACAAGAGAGATGCAGAATATGCACGACGACGTTGTTGGTATAAAAGATATTCAGACAAGAAACGTTGCTCCTCTTGAAACAGGTTTTACCGAAAGAGAACTTCTATCTGTAAAAAAATACAGGAGAAATAGAGTTTCTTAATGGCTTACATAATTCGCGTGCAAACCGATTACCTTGGAAGCAAAGCAATAGCGTACATAGAAAAAATTGAACACGCAGCGCAAAATTTAAAACCCGTATTAAAAAAAGCAAAAGATAATTTACAAAAAGAATACGTAGACCATTTTTTATCAAATGGCGGTGGCACCTGGAAACCTCTTGACCCAGAATACGGAACATGGAAAGCCTCAAGATATCCAGGAGCACCAACCTTGATTCGTACTGGAGAATTATTCCAATCAGTTTCAAAATTAGAAACTGACAAACTGGAAGACATGTCGGCAACATTTAGTGTCAACTCGGAAGTTGCCAGTTTTCATCAATTTGGAACATGGAGTATGCCTAAAAGAGAACTCATATTTGAACCCCCCATGTTTGCTAGACAATTTGCTGAAGACCTTGCTGACCATATTGAAGGAGAAATCTAATGGAAGTTATGTATGGGGCTCACTTTCCTAAAACATACGTGACTGAATACTTAAAACAAGATATTCCAGAAAGAATTATCGATTACAGAAATGCCTGGAATCTTGATGACATCGAACTTCCGTCTCCAGTTTCGTATTTTGTTTATGAGCCAATTGCTTTAGATTCCTGGCCGACAATTATTACGGTTGTTATGTCAACAAATTCCATGACAAGAATTGGTTACGAATCATCAAATCCTCTTTACAGAGTTTCTTACGCAATGAGGACTTACGTGTGGGTAAGAACTGAACAATCTGAACCAGCAACCCTTATGCGAGACAGGCTTACCACCGTTGTTCGTACCGCTTTGCTTGACTATCCATGTTTGACAGCAGTTGACCCTGCGAATTACTTTAAAGTTGAAATTGACGAGTCAACAATGCAAGAACAGTTTTCCGATTTAACTTTACTAAAAGGCGACAGGGTTCTTGCCGGTGCTTATTTATCTTATACCCTTAACATAGATGAAGTAATAGGCCGTAGAAACCGTGGAATATTTAGTGAAAAAGAAATTCTCTACGAACAATTGTCTTTTTTACCTGATTGATTGTTGTACACTAACTATTTGAGTATCAGGAGTATTTATGACACATGAACATGGATTTCAAAAAATTAAAAATGACCTGTCGTTTGATTGCGACGGGATTAACGTCGTACTTGAAAATGTTTCTGGAAGAACACTTTTTGCTGGTGGCGCAAGCCTTTTCCCTGACGACAGGGGTTTTTATTGCGGGCAAGACGCAAAAATTGACAAACTTATTAAAGAGAATAAATTAAAAGTTGTTGAAGAACATTCAGCAAAACCAAAGCCTCGGAAGCCTAAGGAAGAAAAATCGGAAGAAACTTATGCAACAGTTGCAGACGTTGATGCCGAAGCATCTGTACAATTAGGTTCATCCGAAGATGACATTGCACCATCAACTGAGCAATCATAAACAACGGAGAGAGGTCACATGCCTGGAGTAGTTATAACCACAGCAGTACGTACTGGTCCAACAAGCGACACGGTTCGCGAGTCTTCGCAAGCCTTTTTTGTTGGCCTTGCAGAGAAAGGTACAGCAGATGAGGCAGTTCTCGTATTGAGCCTTGCCGAGTTTGAAGAAAAATTTGGTGGGTATGTCACATACGCATACCTACACCCAACAGTTCAGGCATTCTTTGAAGAGGGTGGCACACAGTGTTACATCGCAAGAGTTGTTGGTCCTGGTGCAGTGACACCAACACAGGTCTTGAACAATGGCGCTGGTACCCCAGCCCCAGCGATTACCCTTACCCCCAACGGTCCTGGCGACTGGTCAGACAACCTTAAAATTCAAGTACTTGCATCAGGTGACAAGAGAAACATTAAGTTTCTCTACAACGACGAACAAGTTTATTCAACAGGTCTCAAGTCAACAAACACAGAACTCGTAAACGCAATTAACAACAGTCCTGTTGCGGCAAACTACGCAACCGCAGTTACGTCTGGAGCAACGATTGTTGCTGTAAAGGCAGCAACAGCATTTTCTGGCGGTGACGACGACAGAACAGACAACACCGTTGACGAAACATTTACTGCCTACGTAGACGCTCTTGAGTTGTTTAACGATGCTTTTGGTCCTGGTGCGGTTTCTTGCCCAGAGACACACACAATCAACACTGACCTTATTGCTCACGCAAATCAGTACAGCAGAGTTGCAATCTTGCACACTGCTTCCGGCGATGACGCTGATGATGCAAAATCAGAAGCAGACGACCTTACTGGTGAGGCAGGTGCAGAGCATGCAGCCCTTTACTACCCTTGGGTTTATACTCCAACCAACATCACCGGTGTAAATAGACTTATTCCACCAGACGGTTTTGTTGCAGGAGCAAGAGCATCAGCACACAACAGCGTTGGTCCACACCAACCTGCCGCTGGTGCAATCGCTGCGGGAAGATTTGTTAACGGAGTCGAAGTAGACATCAACAAGACAACCGGAGACGACCTTGACGACAATAATGTCAACGCTATTCGCATTATTGCTAACGGCGTTCGCGTTTACGGAGCACGGTCTCTTTCTACTGATACTGAGAACTTTAGATTTGTTAGCGTTCAGGACACAGTAAACACAGTTGTTCACAGAGCAAGCCGTTCAATGGAAGACTTGCTGTTCTCACCAATTGATGGAAGAGCCGCATTGTTTACAGAAATTCAAGGTCGCTTGAAGTCAATTTGTGAAATTCTTGCAAAAGAAGGTGCCTTGTACCCAGCATATGATGGAAACAACAAAATCATTGATGCCGGATTCACTGTAAAGTGCGATTCTTCAATCAACACAACAGCACAACTTGCCGAAGGCAAAGTTACGGCTCAAGTTGGTTTGAGAGTGGCACCAGTCGGTGACAAGATTGAAGTAACAATCATCAAATCAAATCTCACTGGTTCAGTGACGGTATAACGGGAGAATATAAATGAAGTTATCACAGAGACAAATAGTCGCAGCAATTGAGCCAGTAACGGCAGCAGCACCTAAGTGGGGCTCTTTTAAGTTTGCTCAAGTTTCTGGTGGAGAAATCACCGCTTCGGTAGAAAAAATCTATCTTGGTGGAAAACTCTTTCCAGAAGTTTTGTGTGCTCCTGCAGAAATTGGTGACATCACTTTGACTGCTCACTTTGATGACGACACTACTGACAGCCAAACCGAGGCCGGAATCGCCAAGAAGTTGACTGACCTCAGAAGTCTTATCGGCCAGGCTTACTACAACATTCAGGTTTCAACGCTTAACTGCGGAATCACTGTTACGGGTTTGTCAAGAACATACTCAAATGCTCTTCTTGTAGGCCTTACCGAGCCTGATGGCGACTCTTCTTCGGGTGCCCCTGCCACATTCGCACTGACTTTCTCAATCCAGAGCGTTTCCTAATATAAAAATGCCAGTAGTTGCGCCACGATAAGTTTCGTGTGCTAATGTCTCTCCTATGACAGATAACTCACTCTACACAGAGCCTGAAGACCCAAAGAAGACAGAACCAAAGAAGTCCTTGCAGACCGCAAAGGCACCTGAGGCAAAACTTCTTGACAAACTCAAGGATGCAATCCAGAAGAAGGTTGAACGCCCAGTTGTTCGTCTTGACGTTCCTGAGCGCCCGGGTGTTTCTTTGAGAATTAGCCCAAACATCACACAGCATCAATTGAAGCAGTGGAGAAAACAGTCTGGTGAAGATACCAAGCAGGGACTTGATTCAATTAAGTTCTCATGCCATGTAATCGGACATACAACTGTTGGAATAATCTTTGACGGAGAAGAAGTTTTTGACGAAAGCGGTTATGAACTTAACTTTGCTGCTGATGAAATTCTTCAAATGACAGATACCTCACGACCAATCCCAGAAGCAGTTCGTGCTTTCTTTGGTGTTGACCCTCACCTTGAAGCAGCAGCACTTGCAATCCTTGATGCTTCTGGATATTCGGACACGGTTGACACGTCGGACCCTACGATGGAGTCTTCGACGAGTTAGTAAAAGAATCGGTCATCGTGTCCGCTGCACGAATGGGCGAACTTTTTGGCACTGACCCTCTTAGGCTCCTAGACTGCACAGACGATGAATGGCTGATACGCCTTGCCTGTGCTAAAGTTATAGCAAACGATAAAGAAGAACAGGATAGACGCTCTAAAAGCGGTTAGTCCTTAGTTCTTTTATTCCTATTGAGGTTACCATGGCCGGTGTTAAGACAGAAATAACCATTGATGTCGACTATACAGGTCATAGGGAAGCACGTAAAGCGATAAGAGACTTTCACGCCCTTGATAGGGCTGTAAAAAAAAGTAATGCAGCGTTTGCTTCCACTAGCGGAGGCGGAGGTGGAGGCAACTCGCCAGTTACAAATGCAACAAAAACCTGGGGAAGACTTCGCAAACAAATAACAGAGTTTGATAAAGCCGCTTCTATGGCTGCAAAGATTGGCTTAAAAGGTTTGTCTCTAGCAATGAAAGGCGCAACTCTTGAAATGGCCGCAATGGCTGTTGCCATGTTGGGCGTACACGCTGCGTTTGTTCTTGGTAATGGAGTGATGAAAGCCATGCGTGCCCTTCAGGGGCCATTGGCTGCCGGTTTTGCAGGACTTGTTGCCGCAGCGAGTGCTGCTGCCGCAGCGATACGTGAGAACCAAGCAGCAATGTATGCGTACAAAACTACTACCAAAGGTCAGTTTGGTTCAACATTAAATCAGACAAGACAAGTCATGCGTGCCCTTCATGCAGACACTTACCTTGCAACCGCTGGTGTTGAGTCGTTAAATAAAGCATTTGCTGCTGTATCAAAAAATTCAACATGGACGATTAAGAGTCAGAAGTCATTGAGGGGATTGATGGACTTTGCTTCAGCAGGACAACCACTGGACCAAGGTATTCAAAAAGCAGGAGAGTTGATTGCCGCTCTTCAAAATGCAAAAACTACATGGTCAGAAACAAAGGTTGCAGCAGAAGCACTTTTCCCTGACAAACAGGCAATGGAAAAAGCAATGAAGAAGTTGAAGATTTCAACTAAAAAAGGTCTTCAAAAAGCAATTGATACTGGCTCTCTCGCAAAAGAAGCAGGCGTAGAGGGACAGTTTGAGCAAGTATCTGGAACGCTAATAAACAAACTGAAGGGTTACTTCAACCTACTTAAAGTCCAGTTTGCCGATATGGGTCAGCCTCTTCTTGAACCAATAAAAGTTGCAGCAGAACAAATATTCAGAATCCTTAGAAGGGGATTTGTAAAAGTTCAGCATTCATCTCAAGTTTTTGGTATGGGGAGCATGCTTGACGGTCTTGTAAGTATGGTTCAAAAAGTCATGGACAAGATGACTACTTTGATTAACAACCATGTCGGTACTGTTGAAGGAATTTTTGACAGAATGGGAAATTGGTGGGACCGATTCAGAGATGGGTGGGACACCATAACCGACAAATTGCGCCCACTTATTGGTGGTGCAAAAGTAATTGAAGGTTTTTTTGGTCAAGTATGGAAACATATTAAAAACATTTTTAGTTCTAAGTTTGGCGATTTTAATAAATTCCTAATGGGGAACGAAGGCGAAATAAAAGAACTTGGTAACGGAATTGGGCAACTTCTTGAAAACATATTTGCATTAACTAGCGAATTTACAAAGTTGCAGCAAAAACTGCTTCCGTTT